ATTAGGGCCATATAAAAACAAAAGAACAAAACAAGGGAGACAAACAGGATATGTTGATCTTGATTTCACATCAGCTCTCAGATTTTCAATTGTTTTTGGGGATGTGGGAGATCAAAAAGTGATGGGATTTAATTCCATTGATCAGGCAAAGATTGCAGGATATCAAAAGGAGAGATATAAAAAAGATATATTCAAGCCCTCAGATGAGGAAATTGAGATTGCCAAAGAGGCATTCTATGACTATTTAAAAGAAAAAATTCAAGAAACATTCAATACATGGTAAATTTAATTTTAAAGTATTTAGAGCAGCCCTTATTGGCATATATGCCATATCTGCAAAAGGTTGATTGTCCTGTTGTGAGATTATCATCAGGCAAAATTTACAAAGGCAATGGATCAGAAAAAGAGGAGATCTCAATTTCAGACAATGTTGAAAATCCTATATGAGTAAACCCCCAACAATGTGTTGAGGGCTATTTCAGAGGCATTTGGAATCTCTTTTTCCAATAGCTTGATGATATCATCCATTTTTGTGGAAATATTACTCATTGTCTTTCAGATCAGAGATTTCCTGTTTTAGTTCTTTGCTCCTGATTAGGATATTTTTGAATTGCTGCCAAATTGATTTCCCTGATATTATTTTGTAGTTTTCATCAATTGATTTTAACTCAATGAGGCAAAGAGTTGCTGCAAGCACTTTTGTCAAAAAGAATGGGATCCCAATGAAAATCAAAATAAATTCCCCTAAAATGAAAATATCAATCACAAAGAATAAAATCAATGCTCCTTGATATAAAAACATTTTACTGACAATTGCAGATAATTTTCTTGATGATACAGATTTCCATCCATTCAATTTTTTTGCTTTATAGATTCCAATCAATGTATCTGCAAAAATAGTCAATCCAACTGCAATGATCAGTCCATGAATAGGCAATAAAAAAGCAGAAACAATTCCAAGAATTGCACAAAACTGAGTTTTAATTGTTAAAAGTAGTGATTTCATAATTTATCCCCATCCTTTTGGCCTGATTGGCTTGATTGTGCCTCCTGTTGGCTTTGGCTTTGGACGTGGTTTTCCTGATCCACAGGATCCACATGCTTTTCTGTTATGGTAGTACATATCCACTTTTTATGCCATTGCAGGCAAAACAATCTCCTTTGGTTGTCTTAATAAAGTTTTTAATATTATTGCTAAATTGTTTCTCCTCCTCAATCAATGCATCTTGTAAAGTCAATAAATTGTCTTTTGCTTGATCCTTTGTAAATGTCACAACTGCATTGATTCTCCCTGATGAGATATGCTCTTGCAAAATTTCAATCCCTGCCTGATACCACATCATAAATGCCATTCTTGGCAATAATTGACAGATGATGGCCTCCTCATAGCATTGAACATTTGCCAAAACTCCCAATCCAAAACATGAATTTTCCTCAGCTGTTCCATTCCATCCATTGATGATCAAATCATGTTTCTTTGTTGATCCTCTCTTGTTTGAACATGTTCCACATCCTCCAACAACTGATGATCCAATGTTGCATGAATAGACATCAAAATTTGTTTGATCAAATGTGATATAAACCTCCTCAGATTCACATTGATATCTGATTGAAATCTCATTTGTCACATTTGCCAATAAAGAAACACTGTAATTTTTTACAATCTCCCCATCTTTGATCTGAATGATTGCAATTCCTGATTGAGCAACTTTGATGTAAACATTCTCAATGTATATCCTGGCCATCTCACTGCTCCATCTGTTTAAAACTAAACCTCTGTTTAATGCAGCCTTTGATTTGATATCAGTTGTAAATTTGTTTATCTCTCTTGATTCAATAATGGCATTGAAATCAAAATTCCCCGACACAATGCCTGAGAATTTATTGAACACTTTTTTTGTTGCAAGATTGATTTTGTCTTTTAGGAAATTGATTCCTGATCTCTGCTCATCATTCACAATTGCTGCAGCTGATTTCAATGTGATTCCTGGAATATCATTGACAAAAAGAATTGTTTCAGGATGTGGGCAATTTACAAAATCTTTTATGCCAACAAGAGCATAATTTCCACATAATATGTCATTTAAACACTTCATTGATTTATTTGATTAGAAAAAAGGCTGCATTCTTTGATGCAGCCTTTCTTGATTGATTTAATTGATTAGGCCTCTGTTGCTCTGTAATAAAGTGAATAATTCACTCCATCATTTGCATCATCTGCATTGAATGCATTTGCAGGCAAATAGAACATCTCATGATATAATGAGAATGTTAAGATCCAAACCTCATCACAATCATCATATTTCCATCTCATGTCAAGTTTGATTCCTGTGAATGGATCAACCATTGTTGTTTTGATGATGTTTCCAAAATTTTTCGCTGCAGCCCCCTCATATTTGTTATAAGTTAATAATTGAGTATTTCCAGGAGCTAATCCAATGAAATCATCAGCATTTCCTAAAATTCCGCCAACATGACGATCTTGAAAGAAATCAAAATCTCCTGATTGTCCAATGTCAATTCCTTGAGCATTGCAACATCCAATTTTTGCCATTCTTGTGTAATCTCTCAATTTACCTGAGCCAATTAAGATTGGACGGCCTGTGAAATCAATATCCTCAAAATCATTCATGATTTGATTTTCTCCATAATAAAATGGGGATTTTGTTGCTGCAACTAATAATTGACGAGAATGAACAGTTGATGTGCCATCAGCAAAATTTCCAAATGCTGTTGCTTGTTTTGTGATCAATGCTTTGTTCAATTTTGTCATGAATGGATCCAACTCAGCATTTATGATTCTTGCAATCCATGATTGATCAGATTCACATAATTTTGCCATGTCTGCTTCGGAAAATGCAAGGCCCTTTGTTGATAATACATCATTTACATCCAAGATGTCCTCATATGGAGTTTTTGTGATCTCAGCTGTACATCCATTATTGTATGTGTCCTGAATATCAGATTCAATCCCTCTTTGAGCATAAGTCACACGAACTGAACGTTTTTTGCCATTGCCAATGTTAATTGGAATAACTGAAAGCCCTGCAGTGTTTGTTGGAGATGTAATTGCTTGTAAATATCCAACAGGAGTTCTTTTTCTCTCAGGGCTGTTTGTGCCCATTAAGTCAATCAAACTTGTTTGAATTTTCTCACATATACCCTCTGTGAAAACTGTTGGAGCAGACAATGCAATTGATGGCATTTTGAAATTTGAAATTAAACTGATGGAATATAAACCAACAGCAACAGGAGCAAAAAGCTCAACTGATTCTGTGATTGCTGCAATTGCAGCCCCACCCAAACAACTAACAACAAGAGTGAAACTCATTGTTGCTAATAAAGACAACATTATTTTTACCTTTTTCATAATTAATTTTTAATAAATGATTGATTTTGATTGATTTTGTTTTTGATAATTTTCTGTGATTAAAAAAAACGTATTTTTTACAGATTGAAAGGCTCTGCAGCCTCAGTTGATTTTGGAGTGATCAAATACACATCATTGTTAAGACAAATATATATTATTTTTTGATACAAAAAAAAGCCTCACAAAATAAATTGTGAGACTTTTCAAACTACAGTTTAAAAAAACATTAAAAAACTGCAATTTAGGATCCTTGAGTTGATCTTTCCTTTAATGCTTTTGCATTCTCTTTTGCTTTTTCAACAGCTGCATTCAATGCAGTTCCTCCAACATTAGTTGTTTTATCTTTGTCTTTATTGTCAATGATTATTGTTCTCTTTTTTTCAGGATCATCAACATCATCAGCATTTGATTTCTCAATCATTCCCTCAAGCATGTTTGAAAGTAAATCAGATGCAGCAATAAATTGCTTTTTATCTGCAGTCATTAGTTTTGATCCATCAGAGTTTGTGAATTCAATGTCTCCCTTTTCAGAGATTGTCATTTTATATCCAAGATTGTTTGCCTTTGTTTTTGCCAAAATGATCATATCATCAGTTGAAACGCCCTTTCTCAATTTCAATCCTGAGATCTGTTTCATCAACAAAGATTCTGTTTTGAATTCTGTGATCTTTGAATCAACCTCAGCTCTGATCAATGGGATTTGCTCTTGCAATTTTTTCAATTCATCATCCTTTTTTACCAACTCAGCTTGCACCTCTGCAGCTGTTGCATCTCCCATCTTTGCAGCTTTTTTCCATGCCATATCAGCAATCTCATCAAATTTCTTGTCTTTGATATCATCTGATGATAAACCTGCAATTTGTGCAATTTTCTTTTCAGCTTTTGTGTGTGCCTCTGCAATTGCTCTGTCTTTTACAGATTTCAATGTTGTTTTATAATCATCCGAGTTTGTGAATAAACTCTTTTGATGCTCAACAGCTGATTGCAATGCTGATTCAATTTCATCATTTGGAGTTTCTGTTGCTGTGTCAGGGATAGCAGATGCCATCTTTGTTGCTGTTGCTTTGTCAATTCCTAAATCAGTAAGGAATGTAATTGTCTGAGATTTTGTCATTTTGGTTGTTTTGTTTTTTTAGGTTTTATTTTTTATTTTCTTGATCCTGCATGTTTCCATGATTTCATCATTGAGACTCCTGGCTTTGGCTTTGGTTTATCCAAAACAGATTGATCAGGAGTTTTTTCCTCTGCAGGAGTTGTTGTTGGCTTGTTGGATATTTCAATCTCAATGTTTTGAGCTGAATCATTTGAGGAGTTTTGATTCTCATCTTGATCCCTGTTGTTTTTACCTTTTGCCATCTTATTTCTTTTTTGTTGATTTTGCCTTTTCCTCTTTATCCTCAGGTTTCTCCTCAGGTTTCTCATCAATTGCCTCAGGAGTCTCAGGAGTTTCATCAATCACAATTTTTTTCTCAGCTGTCAAAGCATCCAATTCCTCTTGAGTCAATTCATTTGGTTTTGTTTTGACTGTCTTTGTCAATTCAGCGTTTCTTTTTTCTTTCTCAGCTGCATCAGAAAGGATCTCAGCTTTGTTTTTTTGCTTTGATTGTTCCTCTTTTTCCTGCTCCTCTTTTGAGATCTCCCCCATGTACACAAAATCTTTGCTCTCTTTTTTGGTTTCAAAAATTGTTTTCCCTGCAGGGCCTAAATAAATTGTTTTTCCTGTAATTCTGTTTACATACTTGTGATTCATGATATATTTTTTTAAGGTTAATAAATAATGAATCAAATATATAGAGATTTTACCTTTTTACCAAACGGATGGGGAATGCTCTGTGCCTGCATCTATATCCTCCCCTTAATGAGCAGAAATTCGCAGTGTTTGTTCCCTCAATCATGCCTGAGCATTTTTTGTTTGAATAATAGCTTTTATTGACTGCAAAGTCAATCTCACTCTGCAGATCATCATCCTTTATGATGGCCATTGATATCCATTTCATACATTGAGCCCTTGAATCCTCAATGATTGATCCTGTGTATTGAATGGCAGTCAATTTGAATTTCTCTTTGATTGTTTGATTCATTGATCCATCAAATTGATGAATCCCATCAGTTGCAACCTGTCCAACATATCTCAACAATCTTGATTCCTGATCCTTTGTTGACAAAACCTGACTTTTAATAAATTCTTTTGTATCTGCAACAGTTGCTCCAAACATTAAATTCCTATAAATGCCCTGTGTGATTGGAGAAATGAAATTTGAATGCATTCCCTGAGCTGTTAAATTTGAAACAACCTTTGCAACCTCAATTTTTTTGATTGGATTGATATCTTTTGCCTGGATGATTGGATTCCCCAATGCAGCATTCACATCAATCACATTCTGAGCAACTCCATCAAATGATCCAATGAATTCATTCACTGCATTTCCATATCCTGATGATGTGAGGGCCTTAAAAACTTTATAATCTAAATATGACAAAAACTCCTCTGCCTTTGGAGTTGATGAAAGTTTTCCATTTGTGATGTCAACATTGTCAAACAACTCCATCAATGCAGAAAACACAAGCAATTCAATTGCCTGTGTTCCTGATATTAGATTGCTTTGACTGAGCCTGATCAGTTGATCTCCTCTGTCAATTGTTTTTTGAATTTTTCCCATTATTGATTGCCATTTTGATCAGTGATTGCAAAATCTGATTTCAAATATTTCTCAGCCTCTGTCAAAAATTTAGCAAAAACATTTTCATTTGGAGTTTCAAGGAATGCAGCCTCTCCATCAGTTTTTGAGATATTCAATAAAATTGAGTAAATCAATGCTGATTTTATTGCATCATCTTTTGTGACAATTCCTGACAAAACCATTGATTGTTTTTCAGTGATTGAATAAGTGAATAAAGGATCATAAGTTGCAACAATTTCAAAGATCTTTTGATTGATCTCATCTCCTGAGAATCTCAATGCTGCAAGTTCTCTTGCAACAGCTGCAACCAACATTGCAGGAGCATTGTTTTGTTTTAATTTATTCAACTCATCTGTCAACTCACTTTCTGATCTAACTCTGAATGTTGATGGCTTGATCAATTTAACAGGACATTGATCAAATGTTTTGTTTGTCATGTATGCTGTGATGAATCTCAATGACATTTGCTTTGAATCTAAAAGCTGAGAGGCAATCTTTGTCAACATATCCTCATGAGACAACAAATCAATCTCCTTTGCCTTTCCTGACAATGAAACATCTCCCAAATTTAGATGCAAGCTGTCCTCTGCCAACAATAACAAATTTTTATATGCCTCCTCTGCATTTTTTACAAATGCAACATCAGGATTGATGAATCTCACTGTTGGGATTGCATATGGCAAAAATGACTCTCCAATTCCATTTGAATTTGTTTCTCCAACAGGACGTTGGATTGTTGAATATGGCCCCCTTGCAAATGGTTTCAATTGTACTTGTCGAGAATAGGTCTCATTTTCATCATCCTCATCCTTTCCTCTGCTTGATTTATCAATTGACTGCATTTCACATTCTGTGAAAAACTCCTCTCTAATTGGATGAGCACTCATCACAGATAATGCCTGCCAATCTGAAAATTGTCTGATTGCCTCATTTCCGAATGCTAAATAAGGAGCAAAAAAACTTTCATAGTACCCATCAGCATTCAAATCTCCTCCCATTGGGATGATTGGCAGCTCTCCAATGTTGTGTGTGTAAATCAATTTTAACTCA